CTTTCCGGTAGTAGATGTTGGCGCCAGTTGTGATGGCGGTGAAGGGATTTGAGACCATGCCGTAGCGAGTCTTGAAGCCAATCTTTGGCTGGAAGGTAGCTGGATCAATGGCACGAACCTTCTCTAGAGGAACGTAAGGGCAATAGAAGAGACCAGCGTCGAACGCTGAGGTACCCTTGTAGCCCATGACGAAGAACTGAGCGGCTGCTTGGTTAGCTGCAAACGGGTCGATGTAGACCTTGTACTTACCGTTTAGAACACCAGCAAAAGTGGTGCTAGCCTCGTCAACGTTTAGGTTGGCAGAGATAGCGGGTGCGTAGTCAAGAACACCAGCCATGGCCATCGCTGAAGCAACGTCACTTGAGCAGATGATGAAGTTACCACGGCCACGACGTGTAGTCTGGGCGATGGCGTTTGCTTCACGCTCCATCTGGAACATTAGACCCTTGAACTTCTCAACTGACCAGCGGCCGTTAGCGTCGACGTCTAGGTCGAAGGTACCAGCAGTTGCTGTACCAATCTCAGCACCAACCTTAGCGGCTAGGTACACGGTGCGAACGACTTCACGGTTGATCTCAGCAAGAATTTCTGTTGAGAGGATGTTGGTTAGTTCGCCTTCAGCGTCTAGACCATGAACCGCCTTCAAGTCTTGAGCTAGTTCTGTTGAGTACTCAGCACGTAGTGCACGAGTCTTAGCAGTAACAGTAGCCTTGTCGATCTTGAATGCCATCTGGTTGAAAGTAACGCCAGCACCAAGGTCTTCAGCGTTTGCCGTGGTTAGGCCTGTGCCGAATGTCTTAGTAGCAAGGTTGCTACCATCTAGACCAGTCTGGTGTGTACCAGTGCCGCCGAAGCCGGTGTCAGCTTCGTTGAATAGTGCTTCTGTACCTGACTGACTGGTATAGAGACTCTTCAATGCGAAGATCAAGCCGGTAGGCTGAGTCATTGGCTGAACGCCAGCGATGTCATAAGCGATTAGCTGAGGAGCTGCACGACGAACTAGGCTGATTAGGACTGGATCATAGCCTTGAACGGTGTTGCTAGAAGCACCAGCACCGCCTAGGGCAAGACCAGCGCCGCCTGAGTTGGTAGGAGATGTTTCGTATAGGGCTTCGGCGCTCTTGGCTAGTTCACGCTCTTGGTTCTCTAGGAGAACGGCGGTGACTTCGCGACGATAAGCGTCTTTGATTTCAGGACCATGTTCTAGGACAGGGGCCCACTTCTTAAGTAGTTCTTGACGGGTTTGCATTTTATTTCCTTTGGGTTAATGGGATTACTTCATGCTGCTCAAAGTGCGTAGGTACTGTGCCATCTGAGGGGTGTGAACCACCTCTTCAGTCAAAGCAACTGGAGCGTCTGTGACAACTGATCGCACCACAGGTGCGGTTTGTTTCTTACCAAAATAATTCTCTTTAATAGTCTGAAGTTTTGCCTTGAATGTCTCGGCATCATCATATGCTAACTCTTCAGCTAGAGACTTAAACTTCTCTGCTTCGGTGTCGGCCATTCCTACAGCGAACTCATCGATAGAGGCTGTACGCTTCATCTCGTTGAGTTGCTTCGATAGTGCAACGTTCGCCGCGAGTTGCTCGTCCAACTTGGCCATAACGGCTTCAGTCTTTAGTTGCATCTCACCTAAGACGTCAAACTTCTCTTCTGGTACTTCAATGTAATGCTGCTCAAACACACCCTTCATGCTTGAAACAAAACTCTCAAGGATTTCATTCTTCATACCACTCTCAAGGGCAAGCTCATTATCTGTCATCCACTGCTCAACTACGTAGTTGAGGTATCCATCAACTTTTTCAACAAGACCCTCTTTGATTGACTCAACTTCTTCATCAAGCTGAGCTTCAAACTCTTCCGCGAGACGAGCGACTTCACTCTTAACGCGTGTTACTACGGCTGCCTCAAAGATCGTGGCTGCCTTAGTCTTAAACTCTTCACTGAGTTCTTCACCATTAGTTAGTGCGGCGATGTCTTCTGACATATCCACTGTATACTCTGCTTCTTCCTTCTTCAAGCGGCCACCAGCTTCGGCGCTCTTGAGCATGTCAATGCGATCCTTATAGCCAGCGATGCCAGGCTTCATGTCTTTAGCAGCCTTCTTCTCACCTGCAGTAGGATTCTTAATGTGCTTCATCGTGGTGTCGGCTTGGTGACTGCCTTCTTCAATAGTCTCTTCAACAACCCCTTCAGCGGCTTGTTCGACTTCTAGCTTGTTTGCTTCTTCGAGAAGATCAGCGATCTTTTTTTCGATAGACATTATTAGTTCTCCTATTTCTAGATGATTAGTTTATTTATTACTTTAGATGTTTCAGAAAACTCTGAAATGCCATGATCGAAGCCTCAGTCAATCGCTTCTTTGGAGTAGACTCAATAAACTCCTTAGTATGATCTATCTGCTTCTGTTCAAATTTTCCATCAACAAAGATCCAGTCAACCGACTCCATGATGCCCCTTACGAAGGCGTCAGGCGCGGATGGATCCGCGACGATGTCTGCTGCAGTCGAGAGCATGAAGTCATCTTGAACAACCTGCACACCCTCTTTGTTCATACGAAGAGTACCAAGGGCGCGACTAGAAACCCCTAGGTTAGCACCACCATCGAGTAGACCGCGTGCGAT